TTTGTTTTGTCCTATTTTGTTGAGTTGATGTTTACAGAGTTGTGATGAGGTGATACGTGAAGTAAGTGTGTGAGCCGTTATGACGCTCTATCTTGCAAACTCTTGGGTTTGATAAACCGCCAAGCGTACAGAAATAGAGGTATGTAATGGCATTGCTTCTTGTTGCGGGAAACATGACGCTTACTTGATGATGATGCACTCGTTGGAGTGATGGATGCCTTTGCTGTCAACGTATGACTCGCCACATCCTGCCGCCGCCTCAATGAACATGATGACGATGAGCGCGGAAATCAAAGAGGTGACAACGATTTGAGCGAGACACTTAATGAACTTTTGCATGATTACTTCCTTACTGGAGGATGAACGAGGGAACGAGGCCAATGTCTGAGCCAATGTTTTTGTGGAATGAGTGCCAAGCGCGATAGAAGCCTTCACTCCATTCCTCAACCAACAACAAAGTGCCAGCGGGCCAGCCGTTGAACTCTTGCTTGAGGGAGGCGATTGTTTTTCCGTTAACTTTTTGCATGATTAATTTCCTTTTCGTGGTATGGAGGTGACCTTCACTTCCATGACTGAATTTTGCCTGTAAAAACCCGTAAAAAAGAGTTTGTTACGAACTATCGGAAAATAAATGCTGAAAAATTGTAAGAAAAGTTCTAAATTCGTTGTTTTTTGGAAACGAAATGGGTTGTTGGTCAGGCAACTCACATAAAGCAGTGTTTTTTGTGGCTCTACCTAGTGCTTGTTAACAATAGTGCTTCGGCGCTAACCCGAGGCTTGCCTACCAACACGGATGAGGACTGTCGGGCAACAGCAAAGTTTCGCCCTATCTTGCGAGTCTGCGGAATCAGACCAATCCTCATCAGTTTTGGCAGTGGTGGGGGAAGACCACGAAAAGGAATGGCAGTTATTTTAGGGTCGCCAGCCCTGCCCTCCCCCGTAAACCTTAGAACGGAATGTCGTCGTCTGGCAAGTCGTCTGGCATTGGCGGGGCCGCTGGTCGGCTCGTCGCTGGTTTGCCTTCACCCTTGCTAGACAGCATATCCATTTTTTCAGCAACAACTTTCGTTGTGTACTTCTCTACGCCGTTCTTGTCGGTGTATTTTTCTGTCTTGAGTTTCCCCTCCACATACACCTTTGAACCTTTGCCAAGGTACTCGCCAGCAATCTCAGCCAGTTTGCCAAACATCACGATGTTGACCCACTCTGTGACCTCTTTTTGCTCACCGCTGGTTTTGTCTTTGTACTTCTCGCTGATTGCGATGCTGAAATTGCACACCGCGTTGCCGTTCGGCATGAACCGCATCTCAGGCTCTTTGCCGAGGTTGCCGATGCCGATGAACTTATTTACTGCCATGTTTTACTCTCCGAGTTTGATGATTAAAGATTCGACCTCTGCCAAGAATTTCTCGACTTCGGCCTTCATTTCCGCGATGAGTTCCTCATCACGTTCTGCGCGCACAATCAGAAGTTGATTGCGCTTGGGCAGTCTGGGGTCGTAGGAAACGAAATCGCACCATTGGCGACCCGTCACCCACAACTGACATTGGATTTGCTTGTAATACCCTGTTGGCACTACGTTGTCGAACAAGTAACCAAGGTGTGTAGTGGTGTTTGGGCACTTTATCTCAACGAGGCCGTCTTCACCAACCAAGCGGTCAGGCGATACGCCAAGCCATTTGATTGTTTCGTGAGGCCAAAAACCCGTCTTCTCAACGAACGTGTCTTTCGCAACTTCGTAAGCAATCGCGGCGAACATCTCTTGCTCTACGCCCCATTCCATCGCAGAGTTGGAAAACGATTCGCCGCCAACACCCGTCATGCGCTCGGCAACCAGTCGCACCTTGTATTTGTAGCGTCCGATTGCTTCGGCGTTGCCTTTGCCTTTGGACATTACTTCGGCTACGTTGGAGGCCGTCACATGACCGAGGCGGAGTTGTTTCCACAGGTCAGAGCCTTGCTCTACTGAGCGCGGGTCAAAGATTGTTTCAGTCATTGCCATTCCTCAGTTGAACCACAGGTAAAACCCGTGCAGGATGCCGATAGGAAAGAAAATTGCACCAGCAACGAGGAAGCCCCAAAAGCCTTTTGCAAAACAGGTGAAGATGTGAGTCAACCAAGCGGCGGCGCACAAAAGTCCGATGATTTGTCCCATTACGCTTGCTCCCCTGTTGTTTCAGGCTGTGCCGTAATCCAGTTTTTCACGCGGTCTTTGGCGACTTCCAGTTGCTTGAGAACGGCTTGGTCGCCTTTCGCGGCTTTCACGGCGGCGATGTAGTTGGTTTTCAACGTGTCCAAGGTTTTTGAGCCGTCGATAGATGCCAACAACGGGTCAATGTCGATTGGCTCGGGTTCGCCTTCGCTCGGGAGGTCTTCGCCAGCGTAGATGTAAAGGCCGATGCCAAAAGTGGCGATACATTTTGCCAAGCATCGCATCATCGCGTCAGACACTTTGCGGCTGTCAGGCAGTTTGACGGCGTTGTTTTTGTTGTCCATCACGGGAAGGTGCATCGTCATAGACTTGCCCATCGCGTAAACCGTGCAACGCACCATCACGGTGTCGCCGAAATATGACGGCTCATGGAACTCCCAATGCGCTGACGGGTCTTCTTGCAACAGCGTGTCAACAGCCCAAGCCCAAGACAGATAAGACAGGTTGCCTTTTTTCTCGATGTGCTCGTTGACATTGATTTTGCGAAGGTCGTTAAATGTTTTCATGATTACTTCTTTCTCAGTTGGATGATTGATTCGGCACGGTCAGTTGCGTTGGCTTCGCAGTAAGCCACAACCGCGTCGTAAACCAGTTCGCCAATGTCGGCGTAACTGTGGCCCTTGGCTAAAATTTCCTTCAAACGAGCGTGAACAGCATCGTCGTCAAGACAGCCGCCCTCGTTGATCGCTTCCAGAAATACGCTCGGGTTTTGGCAGTCGCACTCGCTGGCAAGCAGTTCCTCCATTACTTCCTCAATGGCTTCCTGCTCCGCGTAGGCGTCCTGTGCTGGCTTCTCAAGCCAGTTGTCGTATGCTGTCATATCGTTTCCTTTTTTCGTGTTACCCGTCCTGATTGACGAGTAGTATTATTTTGCCTCATATTTCGGAGTTTTCGGAAAATGCTTGAAATTTTTTTACCTTTTCCTCCAAGCGTTAACGGCTATTGGGGTTTCAGCGGGTCGCGTCGGTTTTTGACGAGCAAGGCCACAGCCTTCAAAGCGGTCACCAAGGAACGATTCAAGTCCACGGGTCACCTTGGGCTAGGCAAGGCTCGTTTGTTCATCACAATGACGCTCCATGCGCCTGACAAACGGGTGCGTGACATTGATAACGTCGTCAAAAGCACGCTCGATGCGCTTTGCCAAGCGGGAGTGTTTGAAGATGACGGACAGGTTGATGTTTTGCTTGTGAAACGCGCCGTGCCAATGAAAGGCGGGTCTTGCGTCGTTCGCATCGAGGAAATTATTTCCGCATCATCCGCGAAATGTTCCGAATCTGAGGCAAAATAATAGTTGTCGGGCTAGGGGTAGCCTCCGAACCAGTCGAATCATCACCGACTTGCCCGACACTTTTTGTGATGCCTTTGATGAGGGAACTATGTACTACTACCAATTCCACATTGGTGACTATCGGGCTGCTACCGCGCACCTGACGAACGAGGAAGACCTTGCATATCGACGTTTGCTTGATATGTACTACGACACCGAAAAACCCATCCCCAACGATGTGACTTGGCTTGAGCGCCGCATACGCGTTTCAGGCTCGGTCATCCGTGATGTGTTGAACGATATGTTTCAAGCCAGCGAGGAAGGTTACCGCCATTCCCGCGCTGACTCTGAGATTGCTAAGTTCAACGACTTCTGCGAGGCTGGTAAACGTGGTGCGGCTAAAAGGTGGGGTATAGGGGGGGATAGCCCCCCTAATGCCACCCTTATGCAAACCATAAACCATAAACCAGAAACCATAAACCAGAAACCAAAGAAAGAGAAAGCGGCTGTCGCCTTACCGCCCGAGGCGGTGTCTGAATCTGTTTGGTTGGATTTTGTTGCTTTACGGAAAGCCAAGAAAGCCGTGTTGACCAACACTGCGATCAACGGTATTCAGCGCGAAGCCAAGAAAGCGGGTATCAG